CAACGTTTGCACGGCTTCGATAGTGGAAACCTGCCGCAGTCTCCCCGAAAGTTGCCCCACACAAATCCGTTCGACCCGTCACATTGTGCGCATGCCTGCTCAGAAGAAGACCAAGCGCAAGCCTCCACCGCCGAGTCAGAAGCCTCCCGAGGAGTGGAACGGGCCGGCCAGGGTGACGTCGACGGGCCGCGTGATGCCCATCTCCCCCGGGCGGCCGCGCAAGGTGCTCGACGCGCAGAGCGCCGAAAGGCGGGCCAGGGCCGGGCACACCGTCGGCGAGGCCGCCGACATCCTCGGTGTGAGCCGCGAGACCTTCCACCTGCGCCTGAACGACGACCCCGAGTTCTCCGCCGCGTGGGCCAGGGGCAAGGCCCAGCGCGCCAGGTGGCTGCGCGGCAAGCAGGACGCGCTGGTGAACGACGGCAGCGTCGCCATGGCCATCTTCCTCGGCAAGAACGAGCTCGGCCAGTCCGATTCGCCGAAGATCGACGTGAGCATAACCCACGAGATGAGGTTCGTCGCCGAGTGGTCGGACGGCTCCGTGATACGCAAGGAGCTGCCCGCCGCCGGCGAGGACGTAGAGGTGCTTGAGGCCGAGCCGGTCGACGACGCCGAGTGGTCCGACGAAGAGGCGTCGTGAGCCGACCCACCCGAGAGGCCCGTCTGCGTCTCTACTCGCCCCATCCGGGGCAACGCAGACTCCACGAATGCCCGGCGCGGGTCCGCATGGCCGCCTGCGGGCGACGGGGGGGCAAGTCGCTCGCGATCGTGAACGAGCTCGCCAAGTACTCGTGGGAGAACACCGAGTATCCGTCCTGGTGGGTGTCTCCCACCTACCGGCAGGCCCGCAAGCCGTTCAACCTGGTGCTCGACAAGTTCGCCGGCGCCATCGACAGCCACAAGGCGTCCGAGGAGATGTCGGTGGTCTGGAAGAGCGGCGGCCGCTCCGAGTTCGTGTCCGCCGAGAAGTACGAGAACCTCCGCGGCGGGGGCGCCGGCCTCATGGTGGTCGACGAGGCGGCCTTCGTGGCGCGCGTCGCCTGGGAGCAGGTGCTGCGCCCGATGCTCACGGACACCATGGGCCGGCTGCTGGCCCTCGGCACGCCGAAGGGCAAGGGCGGCTCTTGGTTCTGGGAGCTGTGGTGCCGGGGCAACGACCCAGCCGAGGCCGACTACGCGAGCTTCCACTTCCCGACCTCGTCCTCGCCGTACATCGCCGACGAGGAGGTCGCCGAGGCACAGCGCACGCTGCCGGAGGACGTCTTCGCGCAGGAGTATCTGGCCGCCTTCCTCGACGACGCCGCCGGCGTGTTCCGCAACGTCCGGGCCTGCATCGCCGGCGAGCTGACGGGTCCGACGCCCGGCAGCCGCTACGTGATGGGCGTCGACCTCGCCCGCAAGCGCGACTTCACGGTGTGCGTCGTGATCGACGTCGCCACCATGCACGTCGTCGCCTTCGAGCGCTTCAACCAGATCTCGTGGAAGGTGCAGGGCGAGCGGGTGGCGTCTCTGGCGCGACGCTATGGGGCGCCGGTCCTGATGGACTCCACGGGGGTGGGCGACCCGATCGTCGAGATGGTGCGCGACCGCGGCGTGCGCGTCGACGAGATGATGTTCAACAACCGCACCAAGCAGCAGCTGATCGAGAACCTCGCGGTGGCCATCGAGCACCGCTCCGTCACCTTCCCCGACATCCCCGTGCTGATCGACGAGCTGGACGCCTACCAGTACGAGATAACGAAGACGCACCTCGTGCGCTACGCCGCCCCTGACGGCTACCACGACGACGCCGTGATCGCGCTGGCCCTGGCCGTCTGGGAGGCCGACCACGGTGCCATGGGGCCGGTGCTGGTGGTCTGGGACGAGGTGGAGGTGATATCGCCCTTCTGAAGCCGGACGTTGGCACTGGCGCGATAGTGAAAAGTTGCCCTACCGGATTCCGTTCGGCCGGTCAAGATGGCTCCATGGGCCTACGGGACAAGACCTTCGGCGCTCGGTCGAAGGACGAGATGACGGAGCTGCGCGAGGCCATCGCCACCATCGGCGACGGCTTCCGCACGGTGCTGGCCGACCACGGAGAGCTCTTCGAGGCCATCGCCGAGCTTGAGCTGGCGCTCGAAGAACGCGGCTGGCTGCTGCTCGGGCACGACCCCGCGCGGATGGAGTTCTCCCGCGAGGGCCTCGACAGGATAATCCGCCTGTCGCGCCTGTTCTGGCTCAAGAACCCGCTCGTGAGGCGCGCCGTGGAGGTGCAGAACCTCTACGTCTGGGCGCAGGGCGTGTCCATCAAGGCGCCGGACCCGCAGATCGACGAGGTCGTGCAGGGGTTCCTCGGCGACGCCGCCAACGGGCCGTCGTTCGCCTCCTACCGGGCGCGCAAGGAGCTGGAGCGCACCCGGCAGGTCGACGGCAACGTGTTCTTCGTGTTCTTCGGCAATGAGACGACCGGGCGCGTGGTCGTCCGCCTGATGCCGGTCGACGAGGTGCGCGAGATCGTCACGGCCCCGCAGGACCGCAACGAGGTGCGCTTCTATCACCGCTCGTGGAGCGAGCGGGCACCGGACGGGAAGCCCGGCAAGCAGCACGACGAGTACTACCCTGATTGGCGCTTCCGGCGGGAGCTGGAGATGGCCGGCAGGCTCGACGAGCCGCCGACGGAGGGCCTGCCGGCGAACGCCGTCGTGCTCTGGGACAGGCCGGTATACCACCTGCGCGCCGACGCGCTCCAGACGATGCTGTTCGGCGTGCCGGAGACCTACCCCTCGCTCGATTGGGCGCGCGCCTACAAGGAGACGCTCGAAGACTTCAAGAAGACCGTGAAGAGCCTGTCGCGCTGGGCGCACAAGCTCAAGGGCGGCGGTGGCCAGTCGGCGGTCGACTCCGCCGTCGCGAAACTCAACAGCCTGCTGACGGAGTTCGCGTCCGACTCCAACCCCGCCCCCACCACCGGCTCCGCGTTCGTGGCCGGCAAGGACGTCGACCTTGAGGCGATCGACGTGAGCGCCGCCTACGTCGACCCGGTGGCCTCGCGCCCGCTCCTGCGCATGGCCGGCACGTCGATGGGCCTGCCGGAGACCTTCTTCGGCGACGCCTCCGTGGGCAACCAGGCCACCGCCGAGACGCTCGACCGGCCGACCGAGCTGAAGTTCCTGGACTGCCAGACGATGTGGCGCGAGACGCTGGCCGACATCATCTCGATCGCCGTCGAGTACGCCGCCAAGGCCGGCGGGCGGCCGGGCCTGCAGTTCGACCGCTACGACGACGCCACCGGCGAGATGGTCTTCGCCGGCGACGTCAAGCGCGGCCGTCTGGGGCGCGTGGTCAACATCGACTTCCCGCCCATCCTCCAGCGCGACGTGGCCAAGCAGATAGCCGCCTTGGTGCGCTTCGTCACGCTGGGCAACTGGCCGGTGCAGATACTCGACGACGGGCCGACCCTGCTGCGGCTGGGCCTCACCGCCCTGCGCGTCGACAACGCGGAAGAGATCATCGAGAAGTTCTACCCGTCCGACGGCAGCGAACCCGTGGGCCTGCGTCCCCTGCCGAAGTTCCAGCCCCGGGAGCGTCCGACCGGCAACAACCGGGCGGCCGGCGGCCAAGACGACGACGAGCGGGGCAAGGCGTACGGCAGGGCGCCGACCGGCTCGGCGACCCAGGACAGCGAGGAATCGTCGACGGCGGCCCTGGCGGCGAACATCGACCGGCTGCGGGCCGCCATCGAAGAGGCGAGCCGAGAGTGACGCCATGGAATGCGAATGGAGCAAGCGCGACATCGTCGACGCCTACACGGAGTCGCGCGAGGGGTGCGAGTCGCTGCTGCCCGGCGAGGCGCAGGACGAGATCGAGACGCTCCTGGAGTCCATCGACGGAGAAGAGCCGTGAGCGCGCCGCTGCTTGAGGCGTCCAAGACCGCACTGGCGGCCACCCTGCTCTGGCGGCGCGAGCACTTCCTGCGCCACGCCCTGTACGAGATGCAGAGCGCCGTCGAGGCCGTCTTCGCGAGGCATACGCTGGCCCTCCTGCAAGCGCGGCACGACGTCGCGCTCGCGCCGCGGGGCGAGGCCGTGGAACCGGCCCCGTCCCGCTGCGCCGACGCGCTGGCCCGACGCCGGGACGAGGACGTGCTGCTTCTTGCCCACGCCTACGAGAAGGCCGTCGCGGCCGCCCTGCTCGCCGTCGAGGCACGCTGGCTCGTCCGCATCGACAGCGCCCTGCTCGCCGCCGAGAGGTGGGTCGAGGCCCGCGCGCGCTCCATCGTCGAGAGCGTCGGTGCCACGACCACGAGGCGCGTCGGCCGGATGCTCTCCGGTCCCCTGGCGACGCCGACGGGACTCTCGCGCTCTGTCGAGCCGACCCTGCGCTCCACCTTCGGCGAGAAGCGCGTTCGCACGATCACGCGCAACGAGACGTTCACCGCCTATGCGTGGGCCGAGCTGGCCGCTGCCGGCCTCTTCTCCGACGCCGGCGTGCCGATGCTCAAGCGCTGGTACCACACCGACGGCTGCCCCTGCACGGTCTGCACGTCCAACGACGGCCAGGTGGTGCCGCTCTCCGGCGTCTTCCCCTCGGGGCACTCCACGGCGCCGGCGCACGTCCATTGCGAGTGCTACGTCGACGTCCACCCCGACCCCGCAGCGGTCCTGCCGGCCGGCCTGCTGGTGCTGGGTCAGACACCGTACTTCTCCGACGACCAGATAGCCGCATAGGGGGTCCCATGGCCGAGCTGGACATCGACGAACGCGACATCCCGCAGAAGGAGCGCGACAAGCTGCCGGCGGCCGACTTCGCCGGCAAGCACCGCAGCTTCCCCATCGCCAAGCCGGAAGACGTGGCCGCCGCCGCCGCGAGCATCGGCCGCGCCGGTCCCGACAACTACTCGCCCGACGAGCTGCGCAGCCGCATCATCGCCATCGCCAAGCGCAAGGGCGCCGCCTACGTCGCCCGACTGCCGGACTCGTGGCTCCAGAAGGAGGGCGCACGGTCCCTGCCCATCGTCGGCGAGTCCGTCGAGCTCTGTGAGGGCCCCGCTCCCGACGGCACGTGGCTCGTCAAGGTGATCGAGGAGGGCTGGGGAAGCTCCGGCTACTACGACAGGCACATGCTGGCGGAACACGCGCCCAAGGCGTTCCCGGCGGGCACGCACGCCTACTGGAACCATCCGACGCGCAGCGAGCTGCGGGAACGCAAGGGTCTGCGCGACCTCGACGACCTGCGCGGCGTCTACGTCGAGGCGGCCCGCTGGGACGATGCCGGTCCCAAGGGGCCTGCCGTCTACACCCGCCTGCGCGTCTTCGAGCAGTACCGCGACGCGATACGCGAGATGGCTCCTCACATCGGTCTCTCGATCCACGCTTCGGGGGCCTACGTGGAGGGTGAGGCCGAAGGTCGCAAGGGTCGCATCATCACCCGTCTCGACGAAGACCTGGACGGGCTGCACTCCATCGACTTCGTCCCCCGCGCCGGTGCCGGCGGCGAGGTCTTGACCATGCTGGAGAGCGCCTTCGGCGGCTCTCAGCAAGACGAACCCCAAGAGGAGGCTCATGCAATGGCGGAGCAGATCAAGGAGCTTACCGAGGCTCTCGACAAGGTCGCGGCTCTGGAGAGCCGGGCCGCCACCCTTGAGGCGGACCTGACGGCCAAGGACGGCCTGATCGCCGAACAGGAGGCCAAGATCGCCGAACACGAGGCCAGGATCGCCGAGCTGCTGGCCGACGCGGCCATCTCCAAGGCGGACACCATCATCGGCGAGGCCGTCGGCGCAGCGAAGCTGCCCGACTTGACGGCCAAGCGTCTCAAGGAATCGCTGGCGGCCGACCTGCCCATCGTGGAGGGCGCCTTGGACGAGAAGGCGCTCAGCGAGCGCGTCGCGACGGCCATCGAGGCCGCCGTCGCCGAGGTGAAGGCCATCGCTGGGACCGGCGTGTCCGGCATGGGCGCCACGGCACCCGCCGGCGACGCCGACAGGACGGCGCTGCGCGAGGCTTTCAAGCGGCGCTTCCTCGGCCAAGGCATGACGGCAGAAGAGGCCGACAGGCGGGCTGAGCTCGCCGTCGACTGAGCAGCGACGAGAACGGGGCGGCTCCCCCGCCATGGGTCGCCGTCTCCGCCCCGACCCAGGAGGCACAGGACATGGCAAAGAACATCGTCTTCCAGATCAACCCGATGCACCTCAAGGTGGTGGTCAGCGACCCGGCCACGCCGGACGCCGGCGACCCGGTACGTGTCGGCTCGCTGACCGGCATCGCCCTGCTCGACGAGGGCGACGGCGGCTGCGGCGCGACCGAGACGATGGTGGACTTCGGCTGGTATGTGGCCGACCACCCGGTGACCGACAGCGTCGGTGGCGGGATCGCCGCCTTCGACACCGTCTACTACTCCGACGCGACCGACGGCCTGGTCAACACGCAGGCCAGCAACACCCCGTACGGCATCGCCCTCGAAGCGGTCGGTGCCGGCCTCACGGCCACGATCCGCGTCCTGCACTGCCCCGCCCCGGCGCTCGGCTCCGCTGCCGTGAGCACGTCGATGCTCGCGGCCGGCTGCCTCTCGGCCGACGCGACCGGCCGCGCGCTCATGGCGAGCGGCTTCTTCAACGAGGCCACGGCCACCGCGAAGTTCGCGGCCAAGGCGATCGCGCGCACGCTCCTCAAGGGCGAGTTCCTCAAGCACACCATCGTCGCCGGCCAGGACGAGACCTCGGACGACACGATCACTGTGACCGGTATCGCCACGGGCGACGAGCTGGTGAGCGTCATCGTCTGGGCCTCCGGCGTGCCGAGCGCCCGCGCCCTGACCGACTTCAGCATCAGCGCCAACACGCTGACCGTCGGCGCGAACAAGGCCAACAACGCGGCCAACAAGTACGAGATCACGTACCTCGACCTGACGTAAGAGCGACAGTGGGGCGGGGTTCCCCGGCAAGAGACACCCCGCCCCGTGTCCGACCCACGGAGAAGAGGCTCTGTGAGCCTCCAAGGAGGATCGAACATGGGTGAGTTTCTCACACTGATAGACGATTGGAAGGGCTACCGTGCTGCCGGAGCCTGCCCGGTGAGCGAGGCGGCGCTGGCGAAGGCGCTCTCTCTCGTCACCAACGAGAAGGGGTACGGCGCCCGCAAGCACGCCTTCCTAATGGAAGAGGCACTCGCCGGCCGCATGGTCTTCGACGAGGCCGTGGGCACGTCCGACTTCCCGACGCTGTTCGGCGTGCTCATCGAGCGCGAGCTGATGGCCAACTACAAGGCCGTCATCCCTGACTGGCGCTCGTACGTCAAGGTCGGCAGCCTGCCCAACTTCAACACCCACGAGAAGCACAAGGTGGTCGGCCAAGACGACGTGCTGGAGAAGATACCGGAGAAGGGGTCCTATCCCGAGGAGCCGTCGGTCACCGGCAAGTACTCCCGGCGCGTCTACAAGTACGGCCGCAAGTTCGCCATCTCATGGGAGGCCGTCATCAACGACTCCATGGGGGCGTTCGACGACATCGCGACCCGCTTCCTGACCGCCGTGCAGCGTACCGAGGCGCGTCACGCGACCGAGACCTTCGCGTCCGCCAGCGGACCCAACCCCGCGCTCTTCGGCGCGACGATCACCGATGTCGACGGGCAGGCCGTCACCAACCTCGGCAGCCTCTCGCTGTCGATCGGCCACCTGCAGACGACCCTGCAGCTGATGGCCAAGCAGACCGACGTGAACGGTGAGCCGATCGCCGTGGACGGTGTGCACCTCGTGGTCCCCAAGAGCCTGGAGTTCACCGCCCGGCAGATACTCACCAGCGCCCAGGTCCAGCAGGTCGCCACGGTCGGCGGGGCGAACGCCAGCACGCCGGCCTATCTGCCCCTGCCGACGACGAACATCCTGCCGCAGCTGGGCATCAAGCTCCACGTCGACCCGTACCTGGAGATCGTCGACCAGACGGGCACCGCCGACACGACCTGGTACGTCTTCGCCGACTACAACCAGGGTGTCGCGGCGGGCATGGACTTCCTGCGCGGCCATGAGACGCCTCAAGTCTGCATAAAGGCCAACAACAAGGTCGTGCTCTCCGGTGGCGCCGCCGGGACTCTGGACGGCGACTTCGAGCACGACGAGAACGCCTACCGCGTCCGCAGCTGCCACGGCGGCTGGCAGGGCGATCCGCGGTACTGCTACGCGCAGGTCGGAACGTGAGCCGGCCGCACCGCATAGCGAGGGATGGGCGCGAGCTGCCGTACCCGGTCGACGGCATGCAGGAGTACCTCGTGGCCATCCTCGACGAGCTGCAGGCGTTGACTGCGGTGCTCGCTCCCGTCCAGACGCCTGCGCAAGACACCGAGACGCCGGTGCCGGTCTCTCTCGAAGAGCCGGCACCGGCTGCGGCCGAGGTCGCCGCGGCGGAGGCTGCCGGGGCACCGGCCGCTGACCCTGCGCCGGAACCGGGGCCCACCCAGGCCCCGAAGCCGGCGTCCCCCAAGCGCACGACCAAGAGCGCGGCCAAGCGCAAGCCGGCCGCGAGCAAGGGCAGGAAGTGACGGCGCTCACGACAAGGGAGCAGGTCCGCCTGTTGATGGCGGACAACACCACGCCGCCCGTCTTCACGGACGAGGAGGTCGACGCGTTCCTGGCCCTGACCGGTAACGAGGTGCTCCTGGCTGCCGCCAGAGGTCTTGAGACCATGGCGGCCAGCCAGGCCCTCGTGCTCAAGAAGGTCAACCTGATGGGCGTCGAGACCGACGGCCCGGCCGTAGCCGACGCCCTGCGCAAGCTGGCGGCTTCCCTGCGCGATGAGTGGGCGCGTCAGTCGGACGAGTCCATGGCCTTCGGTTCCGCCGAGTTCGCCGACGACTTCCTGCAGCGGCGCGAGTTCATCTACAAGAGGTTCCTGCGGGGTGGTCTCTGATGCTGTCCCCGACGCTCGGCGGCGAAGCCTTCATGGACGCGCTCGTGGACCCGTTCTACCCCGAGACGATCACCGTCTACGAGGTGAGCGACGCCGGCAGCGACGCCTACGGCACCCCGACGAAGACCTACACGGCGCGGACCGGGCTGGCCGGCGTCCATGCCGCCGCCGCCGCCGTCCAGAACGGCAAGGTCATCCAGCGCGAGCAGGAACGGCGCGACGACCTGACGCGCACAAGCACCTGGTACCGCCTCCAGACGCCGGGGTCGCACCACGAGATAACGCAGAGCGACGAGGTCGGTTGGCGCGGCGAGTACTGGAGCGTCAACGCCGTCGTGGTCGACCCCTCGGGCACCTACACCGAGATGCTCGTGGAGCATGTGTCCCCGGAGACGGCCTGATGCTCCTCTTCTCGGCAAAGGTGCTGGTCGCTCCGGTCGAAGCGAAGCTCGCCAAGCTGCAGGCGCTGCTCGCCGACCCCGGCACCCACCAGCGGGCGCTCGTCCCCGCCGTGGAGCCGACCCTCGCCGCCGCCAAGGCCAACGCGCCCGTCCATGAAGGCGGGCTGGCCGAGAGCATCCACACCGAGATCGTCGGCGGCGGTCTGGCGGCCGTGGCCGTCCGTACCTCCCTGCCCTATTCGTGGATGCGCGAGCGGGGTGGAGAGATCGTGCCGGTCAACGCCGCCATGCTGCACTGGTTCGACTACGGCGGCGGCGAGCACTTCTCGATGCACGTCCACCAAGAGGGCACGTCCTATATGGAGCGTGCCTACGAGGAGACGCGCCTGTCCATCCCGCCGCTCTATCTCAAGGGCCTGCTGGCGCAGATCGAGGGGCTCGCATGAGCACGCTCACCGATGCCATCGACGTCCTCAAGGACCATGCCGCTCTCAAGGCCATCATCGACGAGCGGGTCTACACCAGGCTGCCCAGGAACCTGGACGACGCCGTGCCCTTCGTGCGCCTCATCGGACCGGTCGGCGGCCCGCCGTTCCAGGACGGCGACGGCCATGTGGTGGCCACCATGGAACGCTGGCGCGTCGTCTGCTGGGCGCACGACGAGTCCGAGCTCGACACGATGGTCGTACCTGTCCAAGACGCTCTTCTCACCCTCTGGGGCCAGTACGAGGTGAGCTTCGTGGGCGACCCTCGCGGCGACATCGACCCGACCACCGGACTCGCATGGCGCTACCAAGACGTGAGGTTCATCGGCTGTGTCTGACACCGAGACGCAGATCGGTCATCTGCTGGCGCTGCGAGCCGTCCTGACGGCCTCGCTGGAGAACGTCGACGCCTGCCTTGCGGACCACGGCGTCGTGCGCCAGCCGCAGGCGACGAGTCTCACGGAGCCGGCGTCCGGTGTGCCGCGAACCTGCCCGAGCTGCGGAGCATCGGCAGACAGGATCACGGACTACACCGGCAACGGCGCTCCCAAGTGGATGTGCAGCGTATGCGAGACGAAAGGAGGCTCCTGGTGAGCTACACCGCCAAGGACTTCGCCTTCATGCTCGCCGCAGGCTACAACCTACGGCCGAACATGACGGGCGCTGTCACCTTCAAGGACGACGCGACGGTGGTGGACGACACGCCACTCGGCGAGGAGTACACCGTCAAGCGGTTCGCCGGCGAGATCGAGACGGAGCTCTCGTTCGACGTCACCTACGACGACGCGCCGCTCGCCGAGAACGCCTTCATCGAGAAGGTCATCGCGGACGGGTGGCCCTCGGTCATCGTCTGCACGGGCGTCGAGGGCAACACCATCGGCAAGCAGTTCTCCGGCTACGCCGGCATGACCGTCAGCGGCCGGAGCCGCAACCCGAAGAAGGGTGACGTCCACCGGGGCAACATCTCGCTCGTCAACTCCAGCGCCCACGGCCACGAGGAGGGGCGCATCCTGCAGAACCTCGCCTCACTGGTGGCGGCGACCGACACCACCGGCGTCGACTCCGGTGCCGCTCCCCTGTCGGCGACCGTCTCCGCCAACACGGCGGCCAGTCCGACGGTGATCACGACCGCCGCCGCCCACGGCCTCAAGACCGGCGACACCGTGGTGATCAGCGGCAGCAACTCGACGCCCTCCATCGACGGCACCCACACCGTGACGGTCATCGACACGACGCATCTCAGCGTCCCCGTCAACGTGAGCAGTCCCGGCAACGCCGGCACGATCACCATCGCCAACGGTGGCGCGGTCTACCTGCAGGTTCCTGCCGTCACGCTGGGCGGGTACACCAACTGGCTCGTCACCCCGCAGGACTCCGCCAACGGCTCCTCGTGGGCCGACATCGCAGGCGTCACGCCGCAGGCCATCACGGCGGCGCTGGTCCCCGTCGCCTACCGCCTGCCGGTGACCGGCATCATCCGCCGCTACACCCGCCTGCGTATCACCCTGACCGGCTCCGGCTCGGCCCCGTCCCTGACCATCATGGGAGGGCTCGTCCGGTTCTAGAGCACGCCCAAACGCGGCCTCCCCGGCAAGAGACGGCCGCAACGACCCACGGAGGTAGCAGCGATGGCTGGTCCCTACAACTACTCGAACGTCACCTTCCAGTTCGACAACGCGTCGGGCACCCCGCAGACGATCGAGGTCCTGACGATCAACGGCATCAACGTCAAGGCCGAGGTCGACGACGTGACGCCCAACGGCGTGCAGTACCAGCAGAGGCTCTACGCCGGCCTGATCACGGTGGACGACCTGGAGCTTGAGGTGGTCTACACCGAGACGGTCGACGGCCTCTTCAACGACCCCGGCTGCCGCAACACGAGCGGCGGCACGCGCACCTTCACCATCGGCTACGGCGGCACCAAGAGCACGTCCGTCGAGACGATCATCGGCTCCTACCAGCGCGTCCCGGCAAAGGGCAAGGTCACGCTCGCCAAGGTGACGCTGCATCCCACCGGCTCGATCACCGAGGCCTGAGATGTTCGTCGATGAGGTCACCAGGACTGCGGATGTACCGGGTGAGCCGGGCCAGTGGATGAAGTTCCGCATGCTCTCCTTCCTCGAACAAGAAGAAGCCGGCGTGCAGGGCTACATCGGCATGATGCGGACCTTCGAGCGCATGCAGGATGTCGAAGGCCCCATCACGCGCATCTTCGAGGCCGCAGAGAAAGCGAAGCAGCGGCTCGCCGAGGAGGCCGACGAGGAGAAGGCGGACGAGTCGGCAGAGGAGGCCTCGGAGCCTGCCGACCCCGAGGTGGAAGAGGCGCTCGCAGAGGCCGAGGATGATCCGCTCAAGGGTATGGACGTCATGACCGTCCTGCGCTTCGGCAGCGTGGCCTGGAGTTACGAGCGCCCGGGCGACGAGGCCAGCATCCGGCTGCTCGACCCGGACACCGCCGCGTGGGCTGCCAAGCAGATCGTCGGCATCCACACCAAGGACGAGTTGGAAAAATCCTCTGCGCCTTCGACGCAACTCTAGCGGGAGTCGAAGGTGCCCGGACACCGCAGGTCTGGCTCTGGGCAAGGGTCTGCGAGGAAGGTCTCGCGTCGTCGCTTCTCGACGCCGCGCGCCAACCCGCAGGCCCTTGCCTGGACGCTATCGCCATGCGCGCGTATCTCGCGGCCTACCGCGAGTGGAACGCCCCTGCCTCGAAGCGCGACGAGCTCCCGGACACGCCGATGATGCGCCTCGTCAAGCTCAACGACTTCCGCAGGCAGTTCGGCCGCGAGCCGGTGATGGCCGATGAGTGATGTAGCCAACCTCGACATCCTCATCCGCATCCTGAGCACCTCGGGTGCCGGCGTCGCCCAGGCGCGCGCCCAAATCAAGGGTCTGGCCGCCGAGACGGCCGCCGCCAACGCCGCCGCCGCCCGCAGTTCGCAGCAGGCCGCCGCCGCGCAGGCAGCCGAGATCGCACGACTGCGCTCCAAGATCAGCACCTACGGACGCCTGCAGTCCTCGCTGCGCCTCGTCGGCTCGTCCATGACCACCTACGTGACCCTGCCGACCGCGGCGGCAGCGGCCGCAGCCGGCGTGCTCGGCTACAAGTACGAGAAGGCCATGCAGAGGGTGGCCGGCATCAACCGCCAGACCGCCGCCTCCATGGCCCTCTACCGCAAGTACCTCGATGACATCGCCGAGGCGACCGGACGCGGGCCGACCGAGCTTGCTCAGGCACTCTACTTCGTCACCTCGGCCGGCTTCGAGGGCGCTCGTGCCCTCGCCATCCTCCGTGAGTCGGCCAGGGGTGCCGCCGTCGGCATGGGCGACGCGCAGACGGTGGCCGACAACCTCACGACCATCATCAACGCCTACGGGGCGAACAACATCACCGCCGCGCGCGCGATGGACATCCTCACGGCCGCCATCCGCGTGGGCAAGGCCGAGCCGGAGGACTTCGCCGCCCGCATCGGCGACGTGGTGGCCGTGGCCGCCCATGCGAGGGTGCCGTTCGAGCAGCTGGCCGCCGCCATCGCCGACATGACCCTCAAGGGCCTCTCCACCGCCGAGTCGGTGACCAGCCTCAACAACTTCATCCAGGGCTTGAGCAAGGGCACCAAGCAGGGCGCCGACTTCCTCGCCAGCCAAAAGACCTCCTACGCCGAGCTGCGCAAGGAGCTCGCCCAGAAGGGGCTCATCCCCACCATCCGCACCATCTGGGAGCTCTCGCGCAAGGGCGGCAAGGACGCCGACGAAGTCCTGCGCAAGATCGTGCCGAACCTGCGCAGCACGCGCGCCGTCTGGGGTCTTCTCTCCGGCGACCAGAAGCAACTCGCGCGCGTCTTCCGCGAGGTCAAGCAGTCCGCCGGCGAGATGGACACGGCGTTCGCCAAGTGGGGCCGCAGCGACGTGGGCAAGCTGGAGAAGGGCTGGGCGGAGCTGCTCGTCCAGCTCAAGGACGCCGGCGTGCAGCTCATACCGGTGGCCAGTCGCCTGCTCGGCATGGTGACCGGTCTGGTAGAGGGCTTCGCGAAGCTCCCCGGCTGGGTCCAGGACGCCACCTTGGCCCTCATCGGCTTGGGAGCCGCCGCCGGGCCTGTGGCGACGTTCTGGGCGACGATGATGGGCGTCCTGCGCGTCGTGAAGGGCATCCAGCTGTCCCACCTGACGAAGCTCGCCTCCATGGGAGAGACGGGGTTCTTCTCGGGCGGCCTATGGACCCGGAACGTCTCCAGCGCGAGTCGGTTCGCGACCGTGCTGGGCAGCGTGGCGCGGTACGCCGGCATCGCCAGCGTGGCCATTGCCGGGGGCGCCGGCCTCGTCTACGGCCTCAAGAAGCTCTACGAGGCGCTGCAGAAGAACGTCGCCGAAGAGGCCGACTACGAGCGCATCATGGAGGCCCTCTCCGGGCCGTCTGCGGCCAAGCTGCAGAAGTGGTCGGACAAGGCGCTCGGCGGCCACTACGTCGTCAAGAGCGGTGAGCTCGTCTGGCAGCCGACCGTGACGGTCGACGGCAAGTCGGCCGACAACGCGATCACGAAGTGGACGCGGGACACCGCGGTCAAGCAGCGGCAGGAGTGGCTCAAGGAGCAGCGGTCCATCGCTCTCGCCCGCGCGCAGCCGTACCTCGACATCATGCGGGCGAACAAGCCGTCCTACGCCTGGATCGGCGGCA